CTTCGGGCTCTCCGGATAAACCTGTATTGCAGGTTGCACTACCTATAATGTTATTTTCAGATGACCCCGAAGTTTGGATGGATGTTATCCCAAGTGATAGGAATGCTGGTCAAAACTTACCTGTATCTACTATACCGGGCTTTATGCCTATACACTCTTGGTCAAGAGGATTATCTTGGGCTTTTGAGTGGACAGATATGAACAACTTAGAACTAAATTTGAATCACGATACTGTAATGTTTAACTTACTGTTTAGTAAGCCTGTAAAGATTAAATATGTTGAATGGAACGAAACATTTAGCAAAGCTTGGAATCAAATAAGTCAATCTTCTGTCAATCGCAGAGATACAAATATGTTATATCCAGACGCATTAGAGAGAAGACCTAAAACACTACTACCTAAAAAATCATGGTTCTCCAAGCTAAATTAATAGATAACGTATTCCCAGAAAAAGTTTTTGAACAACTAGTATCAAGATGTCAAAGACAACACAAAAGGTTTCTATACACAGAAGATTTTGGTAGATACTTTGTTAATGACTTTGAATGGTTGCCGCTAAAAAACTTTGTACAACCACTAAGAGATATGGCTAGAGAAATATTTGAAAGTGATACTTTAGAGCATAGTTACTCTATATTCGCACACTATGAAGGTGAAGAAGCAAAGCTTCCAAAACATAAAGACAATAATGCTTGTACCTATACTTTAGACGTATGTTTATATCAAGATACACCGTGGTCTCTATGGGTAGAGGATAAAGAATATTATCTAGAACCTAATCAAGGTTTAGCATTCTATGGTGAAGACCAAGAACATTGGAGAGAAGAATTTCCAAATAAGCAGACAAATAAAGTAGGTCAGTTGTTTGTTCATTTTGTAGAACCTACACATTGGTTTTTTACAGGAGATAAATAATGAAGTCAATAAAAGGTAACAATATAAGATTCTATACGCAGATACCTGCATTAGTAGATTTAGCACCACCAGTCCCTGCAAGTCAGATGATACCGGATTGGTTTAGGAAACTACCTATGGATTTACCTAGAGCAGACCATAAACCTTTTCCTGTTTTAGGACCAATACTTAAGAAGTGGTCATCACATACAATTAAGAAGTGTCCCGCAGTAGTTGATTACTTTGCAGAGGGTTACATTATACCTTTGTGGTCTGACATATTAATTCAAAGGCATGGAGAAGACTTTCATTTTGAAACTAATCACGATGGTGGTATAGGTAGCACAATAGAGTTTCACGACGAAAATCAGTTTAAGACATATCCTTTTAAGAGAAAAGATTTAAGAAAAGCTGTAAAGTTTACAAGTCCTTGGTTTTTTGAAACACCTCCGGGATGGTCAATGTTATTCATACCACCACTACTACATCCTAATGATGACTTTAGTTTATTCCCCGGCATTGTAGAAACAGATAATTTTCATCAAGTAAACTTTCCGGGAATCTGGCACAGCGAAGGAGATAGGATACTACAAAGAGGTACACCCTTTCTACATGTCATTCCTTTTAAAAGGTCTAAACATAAGTTACAAGTGACAGAGTTTTTACAGAAGGACTACAAAAATAACGACACTGAAAGTTTTAAATTACGTAGTAAAATGACTGGTGGGTATAGAGATATGACAAGAAAAAATCGTAAAAAATGAAAGTTTGGATAGACCAAGACTTATGTACAGGTGACGGCCTTTGTGCAGAAATAGCACCAGATGTTTTTACTATGAAAAATGATGGCTTAGCATACGTTCAAGAGAGTGTTGGTAATTTTGGTGCACTTAAAATATTTAGTGCTATTGATGGTAATGACCAAGGTGCAGAAGGCTTAGCAAGAGTTCCAGAGGGTCAAGAAGATATAGTTACAGAGTCAGCAGAAGAATGCCCGGGAGAATGTATTTTTATAGTACCATAGAGTATGGTCAATTTATACGAATTAGAATGGGAACTTCTAAAAAGAAGTAAAGTTACTGATAGAGCTCCTAGAAGTATTATGGGTGATAAAGAAATAAGTCATGACTATGAATTACTTACATTTGATAAAGAAGAAAAGAAAGAATCATAAACTTCTTTGTCGTATACGTTCATTAAATAATCTGCTTCTTCTTTTAAAAGAAAACTATCAATACCTACTCTTTTGCCGTGTTCTTCATGGATATGTTCATAATACAAATGACAAAGTAATGGGTACGCTATATTAGGGCTTATTAACTTAAAACCATTATTCTTTAAATTATAGTCTTGTATTGGTTCTTCAGACCAAAAGAAAGAATCACGGTTCAATCCAGAGTATTTACCAAATTCTTTTGTACCAAAAGCAAAATGTGCAGAAAACTTATTATCAAAATACTCTTCATCTGTTTTTATTTCTTTAGGGTTCCAGTTAGGTAGCCAACTACAGTATGTTCTTTCTTCTACAAACTCTGCAAAGTATATACCTTTACCTAGAGGATATCTACCTTTTGGCTCATAGGAAGGCAATAAACCTGTAAGAATAGTCTTATCATCGTGTTTGTCTAGCATACGAATAAGATGTTCGTCCCAAAAGTCACAAAACCAAGTATGTGAGTCTATCTGCAATACATAATCTTCATTATCGTAGTTAGATTCTGTTATATACCTACCCTTACCAACACCTAATAAGTCTTCGTGATATGTCTGCATAGTTACCTTGAAATCACATATTTTAGAATATTTGTCTAGATATGCTTCTAATTCATTCTTAGCTACTTCACTTTTGTAGGTAAGGCAAATACTAAACACTAATCTTTTGGGATACGCTGCTTTTTTGATAGCGTCTTCTATAGTATGTGTTAATTCAGAATCATCTAAAGCGGGTATTTTAATAAAGATTTTCTTATTATTCATGGTATAATCCTAGCATGGATATACCACAATTTCCGGAAGGAACTAAACGCGAAGACGCTATTGATGAGTTGATAGATGACGAGCAATTTAAAGAGACTGTTTTAAAGCAGTTTAATTATATGCGTATCAAAGGCATTAATTTAGTACAAGACGCTGACGATTTAGTCAACTTGTATCTAAAAATTACAAAGCAATTCGAAGAATAAAAACAACCATTTAAAAACCACAAGGCACTCAATGAAGTGTTATAATACCCTTAGTATATAACTAACGGAGGTATATATGGCTGAATCGGTCAAAATAGAAGATATGGATATTAATCAGTTAAAGACAGCTGTAAATTCATTACTTCAACAACTGCAAAATGCAGACGCTACTATAAGGGACTTAGGTGCCAAAGTAGCAAATAAGGAAATCGAAAACTCTAGACTACGGTCTGTGCTTGAAGCTTCCCAACGGGCAATACAAGAACCAGTAGCAGAGGAAGAATAGCCGGTGATGAGTTCTTTAGAGAACTTTGCAAAAGACGAAAATGCAAAATCTAACAGGGTTGCATGGAGAGATAAAACACCAGAGAATAAACAAGCTTGGGAAGAAGCAATGCTTGGTGTTGACAAAGGATATGCCCTTAGCGTTATAGCTAGGTGGTTACAAAAAGAAAAAGAATGTCCATTATCTATTCACACTATTAGACATCAATTAAGGGAAACGCATGACCAAAAATCTTGATGATTTCACAAAAGCAGTAAGGACTGTACAAAACGCTAAAGCTGATAAAAAAGAACACCCCAAAGGTTGGGAGCCGGGAGTCGTTCTTAATGGTGGTAAAAGTTATGTAGCGTCTGGTCCTGTAAAATCTGAAAAAGAAGCTAGAAAAAAATGGGACAATTATATTGAAATGCTTGGGTTCAACCCCGGTGAGTTTGAAATAATTGAACCAGTCCATGTTAGAACTTGGGATATGCAAACACCCGAAGGCGTTCAAAGAATGTTTTATTATAAAGCAGATGTACGCTCTAGGAAACATCTTGAGAATGATAAAGACTTTGACAAGCTTGTCGCAGAAATTAAAAAAGCCAAAAAACCAGCTAGAAAAGTAAAGACAAAAGAAAACGGTAGCATGGTCGTGTGTCTTTCTGACTGGCAACTCGGAAAGCGCGATGGAGATGGAACAGAAGGAATAATTAAAAGAACAACACAGATGATTCCAGATGTTATAGACAGAGTAAAAGAACTTCGTAAAACAGGTAATCCTATAAACAAACTTTATGTGTTTGGATTAGGTGACCTCGTCGAAGGGTGCGGTGACCATTACGCCATGCAAAATTTCTCAGTCGAGATTGACCAACGTCGCCAAGAAATGGTAGCTAGAAGATTAATTATCAAAGCACTTATGGAGTGGGCTCCGCATTTTGATAAAATTGTTGTAGCAGCAGTTCCCGGAAATCATGGTGAGAACAGAAAAAACGGTAAGGCACATACTACATTTGGTGACAATATTGATGTAGCTGTCTTTGACCAGTCACAAGAAGCTTTAGCAATGAATAAAGCATTTGACCATATATCATTTGTCATACCAGAAAATGAATTATGGATTACTTTAGATATAGATGGAGTAATACTGGGGCTAGCCCATGGCCACCAATTTCGTACTGGAGGACGTTATTCACATCAAAAAGCAATCAATTGGTTGTCTGGACAGGCATTTGGTAAAACTAATATAGGTGATGTGGATATTCTTTTATCCGGTCATTTTCATCATTTATTTGTAATTAATGAGGGTCAGAGAACTCTTATGCAAGCCCCATCTGTTGATGGTGGTTCCGAATGGTTCGAAAATCTAACAGGTAAAAATTCTTATGCTGGAGTTTTAACTTTTACTGTTAAAAACAATAAAAATAAACTTCCTTGGGATAATATGCAGGTCTTATAATGCAACCTTTAGAGCCATCAGATTTATTTAAAAACTTAAATAATATTAAAAAAGAATTAAGAGAAGTTAAAAATAAAGCTGATTTAGCTATTGTTAATAGAGATAAATTGTGGGCAGCTATTAACGATTTAAACAGTAAAAGCTCAAGATTAGAGAAACTTATACTATTATTAGCATTGATACAATCAGTAATATTAATAGGAGTATTGTGAGTTTTTACTTAGTAGATAACGAAAACCCAAATGCTAAAGTTAGAGGCAATGGTAACAAGGGACAGTACTATTCAACACGTTCAAAAGAAATTCAAGGAATCGTGGTGCACACTGCTGAAGGTGGAAAAAAAGCAGTAAACATTGCGAAATACTTGTCAACTACACCCAGAACAGCTTCTGCGCATGTAGTAATAGACGATAACGAAATAGTTGAGCTGGTCCCAGACGACTTTACCGCCTTTCATTGTAGAGGCTCTAATAGTAAATCATTAGGATTAGAGATTGCTTATTTTGCAGCTAAATGGGGAGAAGACCCTGTTTACGAAGAAGCAGTCATAGCATTATCAGCAAGCTGGTGTGCGCAAAAAGCAGAAATGTATAATATTCCAATGGAAAGAGTAACCATAGATGAGTGGAACGCTGGTAAAAAAGGTTTCATATCACACGCAGAATGCGACCCGGGTAGAAGAACAGACCCCGGTAAAAATTTTGACTGGGATAAGTTCTTTTCATACATGAAGGGGATGTCTGTAGATGATTACGATACCGAGTTTGAAGAAGTAGAAAAACCTAAAAAAGAAACTACAGTTTATGATTTCTCTAAAGTACCTCCTTTTTCGGGAAGAGTACTTAAAAGAAATATGCCTCTTATTAGAGGAGAAGATGTCAAGCTCTGGCAGAGTGCCGTGGGCGGACTTAGCGGAGACGGAATATATGGTGGAAAGTCTGAACAGACTTGTATCAAATTTCAAAAAGAACATGGATTAAAAGCTGACGGAGTTGTCGGTAAAATTACATGGGATACTACCTTCGCTTATCAACAAGATAGTTAGGAGATTATTTTGAAAAACAGTTACTGGAAAGATGTAGCTATAAGAGCTATTAGAACAGCTGTGCAGGTTTTTGCAGGCGTACTAATGGCTAATCAAGCAGGAATGTTTGAAGCAGATGTTTTGATGGCTGGCTTGATTGCCGGTGCGTCAGCCTTAGTCGCAGTCGTTCAAAACGCACTTGAAGACGCGCCATTTGACTTTATGTCAAAAATACCAAAAGGTTAAGACTTCGTAAGAAGGCCCGAAAGGGCAGATGTGCGCTAGACTCCGGGGCGGTATAACCGCCTCGTTGTCATTTCTAAGGTATTATTAATTTGGAATGGGTAATATACATAAAGCTACACATGATAACGATTATGTTGACTGGGAAGAGGAAGAGTAATGTTTTACTATAAAGTAGAAGTATTAAGAGTAGTAGATGGAGATACAGTTGATGTTAGAATTGATTTGGGTTTTAATGTCTGGCATAAATGTCGTGTACGTCTCATGGGGATTAATGCTCCAGAATCACGAACAAGAGATTTGGAAGAGAAAGCAAGAGGGCTGGCTGCAAAAGATTGGCTTATAAAAGAGTTAGAAAATGCAGAAGTTGAAATGCAATCACACGGAACAGGTAAATACGGTAGAGTTCTAGGAACTCTTGTAATAGACGATATAGATATAAATCAAAAGATGGTGGATGAGGGTCATGCTTTATTGTATGACGGTGGTTCTCGTTAATAAAAATTTAACATTTCAAAACCACTGTTAAGATATTTTAATGATATTATAAATCTCTTATGTACGATTTACAAAGTTACTTAGGAAAAATGTCAGCTGGAATGGTTAGTAGTCAAAAACTAAACCAAGCCAAGTATGGAAAGCCTAAGAAGAAAAAAAGAAATAAAGTTTCATCACAAGCAAACTTTCATCAACAGTATCACATTGGCTGGGAACTAACAGAGGACGACTTACCTTAATATTTTAGGCTGTCTGTTATTATTAGTTTATAATGCCGAGAATCATTAATAAACTCAATACTTTCCTACGCTTATTAGTAGTAGGTTTATTAATATACCCTTTACCTATTGCTATGGCTAAACATGTTCCAACACAAGCACCTTATGGACAAAATGCTAGTAATGATGTTAACGCAGGAACTTTTACTATTGGTATATTAGGTTCAGATGGATTTGAAGATAGTCCACCCGAAAGCTATACAATATTCTTTAGTCAATCTAATGGTGTAACTGAAACAAATAGTTTTTGTGTAACTACTTCTTTTGGACATTCTACAAACACTTGGCAGTATCACACATTTAGTCTTGACAACTTAAAGTATTATTTTAATGACCCAGCAGGAACAAATATTTATTATAGGGTTAGGTCTAACAACATAACTGATTACACTTTTTCTGATTTGACTAATCAAGCTTCTTGGAATTTATATGC